GTGCTTTCCACGGACATGATCACCTGCTCGCCCGGGACCAGGCGCTTCATGCGGACATACTTGCCGGTGGGCAACGTGTAGTTGGTCTCATCGTATTCCTCGGAATCGTTGATGTCCCACTCGTTCTCAACGAAGTACACCTCATCGTTGCCGACGCCGGTGACGTTCAGCCGCAGGGCGGGGAGCCCCCACAGTTCGGTCTTCTCCTCGACGCGCAGCAGCGTGTCCTTCGCAGCGGTGATTCTCTTCACACCGGTAGCGGTGATCTCGGCAAACACACCGTTGATCAGCGCCTCAGCGGACAGATTGGCACCGTCATAGACGTGGCCAACCAGCTTGGTAACATAACCTGCCATTCAGCATTCCTCCTATTCGTTGTGCGTTTTCACGATCAGGCCTTTTCAAGCAGATCGTCGTATTCGCCTCTGGCGGAGATACCGCCCATGGCGTAGCTGGCAACCTGGGGCTTCGCGCCGGGCTTGCCGTTCTTCGTGACCTCCGCGATCAGCGCAGCGTAGTCCACGTTCTGGATGGCGCTGGCGACAGCCTCAGCCTTGGGGTCCAGACCCTGCGCCTCGGCAAAGTGGGTCAGCTCCGCCTGCTTCGTGGTCAGTTCCGCGGCAGCCTTCTCAGCCTCCAGCGCTTCCACCCTGGCCTTGAAGGGCTCCAGCTCGGCAACCTGGGCTTCCAGCTCGGCGATGCGGGCATCCTTGACGACGATGGCGGCGTCGCGCTCAGCGATGACGGAATCCTTCTCTGCAATCGTGGTATCCTTTTCCGCAATCGTATTCTGGGCGGCAGTCAGATCGGCCTCGGCCTTCGCCTTGTCAGCCTGGGCCTGCTCCAGTTCCTCTTCCTTGCCGCGCATCTCCTCGTCCTTCTTGCGCATCTCTTCGTCGTTCTCGCTCTTCTGCTCGGCCAGCTTCAGCCTGGTCTCCAGCTCGGCGATCTTCTTCTGGGATTCATCCATGTCTGTATCATCCTCTCTGTTTTCTTGTTCCGCGACCAGCTGTAAGGCAGTCGCTTCGGGATAGGCCGGGGTGGTGACCACCGCCATGCCGATCAGCTCATTGCCTTCCGCGGCGTCGATGATCTACACGCCGTCACGCTCCTCTACGGTGGATACCATGATCTCGAAGGAGAAGCTGAGATCTCCACGCTCATACATCTTCATGATGGTTTCGCACAGAGTAGGGGAGCGTTTGGGGATCCTGGCCTCGCCGATCAGGCTGACGCCGAATTCGTCCTGGGCCTTGGCAAAAGAAAAGAACGAGCCGATCTGCTCGCTCTGAAACTGACCTGTGCCAAGATCCAGCATGTGAGTCAGGCCCTTGTCCACGCCCAGGCGGAGTCGGTTCGCATCCGCGCACTACGGCAGGCAGGTGTACTTCGCCGCGTTGGCGATGATGTTGTCGATGAAAGCCTCGCTGACTGCGTAACCATTGCGGTTGGGCCGGGTGGAGAACATGCGCATCAGCACCGACATATAGATGTCGTTGGACTGTACCGCGCTCAACTCCACCTGCGAAGCCTGAAAAGTGATTTTCTGCATTTTGTTCACATCCTTCGTTACAGGCTGCCTTCGGGGTTGCTGGGTTTCGGCTGCTTCCCTGTCTGGCTCTTCATGGGATCAGAGGAGCGCTCTGTATCATCCATGGTCGGGCGACCGCGCTTGGCCTGTCCGCTGTCGGATGTCTCGGAGCTTCCCTCCTGAGGAGCATTCTCCCTCGGGGGATCTGTTTTCATCCGTTCCCGTTCCTGCTCCATGTCATACCCGTGGGTTTGCAGCATGGTCTTGGTGGAAACGACGCCCTTTTCCCAGAGCTGACGGCAGACCTCCTGGAACTTCTGGCTCCCGGCCAGATCCACAGGTGGGAAGGTGAACAGCGGTACATTATCCGGACGACTGTGCGTCACGCCCTTCCTGCCGGTGCCGTTCAGCCGCAGATTGATCTTGTTCATCAGCTCGCAGAAGTTGTCCCGCGCCTGCTTGATACGGATCGCCGCCGTCTGCATGGATACCTGGGCGGAGGCGAAATTGCTGCCGTCCTCGGCGCGACCGCTGACGATGATGCCGGAGATGCCGCCCGCTGAGAGAATCTCGGCATTGACATCACGGTACTTGTCATCGTCGAACATTTCCTTTGTGTCCGGCTGGATCACGGTCGCCTTGCACAGGTGATTGGTCGTTGCCAGCGCGGAGCCGGTCATCGCCCGCCTGAACAGGGCGTTCACCGCGTTGAGCGCCGTGATGTCCGGCATGATGTCGGACTTGCTGTCCCCGTAGGTCACATGCACGAAGCTGTGTGCCCCGAGGTTCAGCAGCGCCGATTCATACTGGGCGATGAGAGCCTTGCGCTTGAAGGCGTTCAGACAGGTGGCCACCATGGGGACGGCGTAGCGCATCCAGTCCTCTTTGACATCCTGGAGCACAAAGGTGTTTTCGGGATTCAACTGCACCCAGTCCGCGCCTTTATTCAAGGCGTCGGCGACTTCGGACGGGAATCCATCCAGGCGAACCTTGAGATCCTCATCCTCAAGGAAGTCCTTCTGGGCTTTGGTGCCCTGCTGCCGCATGTCGTCGCGGACGGACTTGCAGTTGAACTCCAGTACCGGCTCCCCGCCGATCATCACATTGGCGACGCGGATCAGGTGGACCGGCAGCGTGATGATGCTGCCGTCCTCCAGCAGATAGATGAACACATTTCCGTACTTGAAGTATTGCAGGAAGATGCTGCGCATACGATCCCTCAGGCCGATGCGGTCGTAATACTCCTCGAACTTTTCCTTGGTCTGCTCGTTCGCGCCGATCTATCGCCAGTCGTCCGCCAGGGCGAAGGGGGTGTAGACGCCCTTGATGATCCCTCGGAAGATGGGGTCGGCGTCCACGAAGTAGTCGCTCAGCTCGTACAGGCTGTTGATGTTGCGCTGCTTGTCCCGAAGGATGCTGTCGTAATCGTAGCTGGCGAGATCACCGCTAAAGGTAATTGACTTGTCATTGTAGGTCATCGTTGACCGGCCATCATCCTTCGCACCCACAGCGATCTCAACCTTCGGTGTCTCCCTGGGCTCATCCCGCGGCTATACAGCGCCGCGCAGCCTCTGAAACCATCCCATTGCATTTCCTCCGTAATTTATTATTCTTCAAGCTTCATTTCAGGATGCTGGGTTATCATATAACCATCGACAGAGCAGATAAACGCCAGTCGTTGATATAGACAGTTTCTTCATACTCCTCCCCGTACTGATCCCCCGACGGTGAGGTCGTTTGGCAGACGGCTTCATTGGCGGGGGACAGACTATTCTGGAAGGGTTCCTATATCTCTATGAACCAGATATCCCGATCATGGAACAAGTAGATTTGATTATTCCCGATCCTACAGGTATATCGTATACCTTGACCTCCGGCTTTCGTCGCGGCAGCACGTTTGACCTCAAGGATACGGTCAATCTTCACAGCAGCCCCATCCTCCGGCCTGAACATGAGTGGCCTGATCAAACCATCGAATTCATGATCGGCGCGGACCTTGACGAACACTTTGTGTTGGTTGGGCTCCAGAACTACACCCTCTATGGATCTGTATCTCTCTGCCATAAGCTTATCCTCTCCCTATTGCTGAAAACGTGGATATCGGATGGATGGTGTTGACCTCTTTGGGATTGACATCCGCAAATTTCTTGTCATAGTATACGATTCCACGCTGTACGATCTGGTGCCCAAAACGGTGTCTCAAATCATCAACAGAATGCTCCAGGTCTTCCATTTTGAAGCGGCGGTCGTCGTCTCCAAACATCGATATTTGGACAGGACTTGTGTCAGGAGACAAACCACTCATGCTGATTCCAATGGAACGCAATGGTAACCGGTCGGCATACCGCATGACGAATAGCCTGTAGGATGCATCCGCGATTTCGGAGGTGAGGTAGGTTGGCTTTTCAAGCGTCCGCTGGCAGGAGTTGAAGACCAGCTCCGTTGACCGTATCGAGAGAGAAACGCATCTTCCCCGAAGGCCGTGCTCTCGCATCCGGGCTGCGACGCTCTCCGCCAACAGATAGATCACGCATTTCACATCGTCGAAGTTTTCCATATCCCGGGGCGCCGTTACGGAGTTCCCAACACTCTTGATAGCAGTTTCAGCTGCAACATTATGAACTGGGGATGGATCGTTTCCCATGGCAAAGACCTTCAGCATCAAACCATTCTTACCAAGAGCTGTTTGAAGAATCCTTGCGTCGCATCTGGCGAGATCACCGATGGTATTGACCCCGATCAGCTTCAGCTTTCGCTTGGTAGCAGGTCCAACGTACAGAAGATCGCTTGCGGGCAGCTGCCAGGCGGTGGCCGGGTAGGACTCACGTCGGAGTACCGTGACAGCATCGGGCTTTTTCATGTCTGAACCCAGTTTTGCCATGATTTTGTTGTCGGCAACGCCAATGGAAACGGTGATGCCCAGCTCATCCTTGATCCTTTCCCGTATCTCCTGCGCGATCTCTTCCCCTTGGTCCAACGTCTGGTTCCAGGCGGAGAGATCGATCCAGTTTTCATCCAGTCCAAAGGCTTCGACCTGATTAGAGTACTCCTCTTCAATCTGTCTCATCATCTTTGAGAAGTGGACATAAAGGGGATAATCGGCGGGAAAAACGATCAGCTGAGGGCATTTTTGCCTGGCTTCCCAGAGTACTTCTCCTGTTTTGATGCCATACTGCTTTTTCGCAATGGGGTTTGCTGTCAAGATGATTCCGTGCCTTGCTTCCTGATCACCACCTACGGCGACGGGAGAATCTTTCAACCAAGGTTTATAGCATAATTCACAGCTAGCGTAAAAGCTGTTTGCGTCGCAATGTAATATGACCCTTCCCATGCCAATACCTCCAAACCCTTCGTTATGTATCTTCAGTAAAGCCTGGGGTATCAGATAGAATCTCTATGTGACGGGATTAGTATAATATCGAACAAATGTTCTTGTCAAGCGATTCAAGGCAAATGAAACAGTTTCTTCAAGCCTTGTTCGATTATGCATTGGTTCAGAATTTGCTCACAACGCCTATGCAAGCATCCTTCGGCTGCATGAGACGCCGCTTTCGGGTGTCCTCCAGTTCGGCGATGTAACGCACCGCCATTGAGAGCGCTGAGTACCGGTCCTTATGCTGGTTGCTGCGGGCGACGTCGTAGACGACCACGTTACTCGATGTCGTCCGCATGACGATGTTGCCCATCTCGATCTGCAGGGCGTCGCCCTCCAGAAAGATGGCCTTCTCTTCCAGCGTCAGCTTATGCTTCTTCGGAGCTTCGTCATTGCCGTCCTCATTGTCATCGGGGACGGCTTCAGCGTTCCGCGAACTGACGGGGAGCTCCAGAGAGTGTTGTTCCAATGCGACGCGCAGGCAGGAGACCAGCTGTTGGTTGATTGCCGGGTTTGCCTTTACGCTCCGCAGCAGCGGGACCGCGTTGTGGATGATGGTTCGCTCGTCGTCCAGTGTCCATGGCGGATACTCCTTGCCCGTGGCAGGGTCGATCCAGGGCTGAGCCAGGAACTGGGGGAAGGCG